GTGCGTGCCGGAGAAACAGAAATTCTACGGCTACGATTGCGTGGAAATCGAAATCAAGGACGACGACAAGGGCAGTGCTGTCGTGTCGTTCAAGGACCGTGAGAGTGTGCCGTCAGCTCTGGAAATCGAGAGGCGCTACGATCACAGCCAGCACACGAACAATCTTTTGAGAGCAAAAGGAAAGCAGCAATGAGCTACAATATTAGCGTTTACAAGCGTCAGGGTGACGGCGCTGAGGTTGTCGCCAACGGCGGAAAGATCGTCATTCAGACGGGCGGCAAGATCGTTCCGAATTCGGAGACGCAGGCCGCTACGATCGCTGATGTGTCAACGGCAACCATCGCCTGGACGACTGCCGAAAAGGGCAGGGTCAATTCCATCCTCGCTGCTCTTGAGGGCGTTGGCATCCTCGCAACATCGTGACTTCTCTTCGCCAAGCCTTCGATATGTATGCGGGGCAGTTCGTATCACGCGCCCGCGTCACGCAAGAGTTCCTTGGCGTACTCCCCGGCCGTGTTATTGGCCAGCGGTTCAAGGTTGGCGAAATCATTGAAGGCCAGTTGGCAGCGACGGCAGTCAACGAAGGCTGGGCTGTCGCTGTTTCAGTAGATCGCATTGAAACCAAGTAGAATCATGGAGCGATGCTATGGCAGCGCCAACTAATGCAGCGGTCTTTGAATCCGTCCGCTGTGACTATGAAACTGTAGCTGCTGGCCAGTCTGATCAGGCTCTCGGCGCTACGGGGGCGATTGGCGACGTGCTGACGCGGCTCATCATCACGGTCGGAACCGCGGCAAGCGCGGCCACATCCATCAAGGATGGCAGCGGGTCGTCAATTGCAATTCTTCCCAACTCGCCAGGCGGCGGGATTGGGGTTTATGTGGTCGATCTCGGCATCGTCAGCACTAGCGGCGCCTGGAAAGTAACGACCGGCGCCGGCTCTACCGCCGTGGCAATCGGCAAGTTTACTTAAGCACAATCTTTTTCAAAGTCTGGAGACTGGCTCATGTCGATCAGTAACGCGACAGAGGACGCTATTCTTTCGCTCATCTTTACGGCGACGGCATGGGCGAACTATGCGGACAATGCTGCGTCCTCTCCGCAGACAAATATCCATTTGGGGCTCAACACCGGAGACCCCGGCGACGGCGGTACGATGGCGACAAGCGAAGCCGCATATACCTCCTATGCTCGCGTCAATGTTGCCAGAACGACGAGCGGATGGACGGTGAGTAGCGGAGCATGCACGCCAGACGCAAATATCGACTTCCCGGCCGGCACGGGCGGTGGCGAGACGGTTTCGCATTTCTGCACCGGCAAGACCGGCGGTGGCGCGGCGGCAATCCTGTTCAGTGGCACAGTCACGCCGAACATCGCAACCGGCAACGGCATCACGCCCCGTCTCACGACCGCTACAAGCATCACCCTTGACTGATGGAGCACAACGCGGAATTCCGCCGCTGCCTGATTGATGGCGACGTTCACGGCATCGTTGCGCTTCACAAGCACGTCAACCCGCATTTACCGCAACCTTCCGAGGCCGACGCGCTTATCAGCCTGCATATAGCGCGCGTCGAATGCAAGTTCGTACCAGAACAGGCGAAGCGCTGGTCGCGCGCATGGCTTCTGGACAATGGCTACCGGCGCGAGAACGGCAAGTGGCAGCGAACCACATTCAAGGACTTTCGAATCTTTGCCGATGCCGTCGGCATTTCTTCCGGGTTTCCCGGAAAACCCAAGTCACCGTTCAATCATCGCGTTGAAGCAGTGATGGAAGACGCGCTGCTCAACAGCATGGCTAAGGGCGTGTTCGAGCCTGAAATGCAAAAGGAAAGCATGATGAAGGCTCGAAGCAAACTCAGGTTCAGGGCAAGGCTGGACTGATGACCTGCTTTGGATTGAAGCCCGTAAGAACCGTTGCGCCGACAGCGCTCCCGGTCACGTTGACAGAGATCAAGTCGCATCTTCGTGTCGATCATTCCGACGAAGATGCGATGATCATGCTCTATGCGCGAGCGGCGACGCAAACGCTGGACGGTTACACCGGAACATTGGGCCGGGCCATTGTCACGCAGACATGGCGGCAGGATTTCAACGATTGGCCTGATTATCGGCTGCGGCTTCCGCTCGCGCCGGTCTCGGCTATCTCATCAATCACCTATTACGATACGAACAACGCCAGCCAAACGCTTTCTTCCGCAAACTATACCTTGCTGGAAGACGACTTGGGGCCGGCTGCGGTGTGGGCGTCAACGGCCACGCTGCCCTCTGTCTATGACCGGGCAGATGCCATCCGAGTAACATTTGTCGCGGGCTACGGTGCGGCGAGCGCGGTTCCTCAAGACATCAAGGCCGCGATCTGCCTGATGATAGCCAACCTATACGAACATCGCGAGCCCGTCGTGATCGGCCAGACAGTCAATGAAACGGCAGCCGCAAAATCGCTTCTCGCGCCCTATCGGCGCATCGGAATTTAACTAGGAGATCACCATGACCGATCTTACCGTGACTGCCTCTCAAGTGCTCTACGTGTCCGGCCCAATGGAGTATGTAACTTCCGGTGAGGCCGTAACAATCGGGCAAATCTGCTATAAGGCCGCCGATAACACTTGGCTGAAAGCGCAGACCGATGGCACGGCCACGGAAGCTGGCGCGAACGGCGTCGGGCTTGCTTTGGGGACCGCCTCTGCCGCAGGGCAGAAGATTGGCATGGCACGACCAGGCGCCATCGTCACGCTTGGTGCGGGCGCGGGGCCGACTGCGGGTGTGGTCTATTATATCTCAAACACGGCCGGCGGCTTTGCTCCGATAGGCGACATCGGGACTGGCGACAAAGTGGTTCCGTTCTGTCTGTCGATCGGCTCCAATCAAATCCAGCTCCTCGACAAGAACTATAACGCTGGTTCGGCGCTGGCCTAGTCATGCGTGGCGGGCTGCTTCGCAAGCGCGTCACCTTCGAGCGGCGCGTTCGAACAAGCGATAGCGGCGGCGGTGGCGCAATTACGTGGTCAACTCTTGCAACCGTTTGGGGCGGCTATACGCCGGAGCGCGGAATCGAGCGCCTGGACGCCGGCAGGCTGCAAGGCGAGACAATGGGCATCCTGCGCGTCAGGTCGTCCGACACCGTTGACGCAATAACTGTCGCAGACCGCGTTCTAATCGACAGCGTTTCACATCAAATCAGATCCATCACGCAGCCTGATCAAAGGGGCAAGGCGCTTGAGATGGTAGTCGAGCGCGGCGTTCCGACCTAGATGGCCGCCAAAATCCGCAACAAGGACCGGCTTTTGAAAAAGCTGGGCATGCTTCACCCGGCTTTGTTCGAGGCAATTGAGAAGGCCAATCGCCAAGCCGCAGACGAGATGGTGGAATTCGCGCAAGCCTTCGTGCCGAAAGGCAAGACCGGCAATCTGCGGGAGTCGATTGTAGCGACACCGCCAGGTCAAGTGCCGCCATCCTACTCTCAGGGCGGCGGGCACGCTCCCGTGCCGGATGGTTCCTATGCAGTATCGGCCGGCAACACCGCCGTGCGCTACGCGCATCTTGTCGAGTGGGGAACCAAGCCTCATCCACAGGGCGGTCAGTTCAAGGGAACTGAGCACCCAGGAACATCGCCGCAGCCATTCTTCTGGCCTGCCTACCGCATGATCCGAAAGAAACATCGGGGCCGCACCGGCCGAGCGCTGGGCAAGGCAGTCAAGGCGATCGCAGCGAAATGAGCGAAACATTCGACGTTCAAAAGGCGCTCTACAGCGCGCTTGTGGCTGCAAATGTATGCGGCGGCAGGGTCTATGACCACGCCGAGCAGAATGTGACGTATCCGTTTTGCGAACTCAACGAGCCTAACGTCTTGAACGACTGGCACAGCGGGTCGCCCGGCACAGAGTATCGCTATGCCTGCCAGATATGGTCGGAATACGCGGGCAACAAGGAATGCCTCGATAATTACGAACTCATTGTCAGGGCCGTGGACGGCATCAGGCTTCCGCTCAATTCAGGGACGCTACACTCCTATGTCGAGGGCGGTCCGATTCAGCGCCAGAACGACGGCGTTCGCCGCCGAATGATTGTGATGGTCACACTCTCTCACCAATATTAGGAGACCTTACATGGCCCAAAAACTAGGTCGCGAGTTGCTGATCAAGATTGGCAACGGGGCGACGCCAGAAACCTTCACAACGGTTTGCGGCTTTGATGCCCGCTCGTTAAATATCAACAATAATTTTGTCGACTCGACGGTGCCGAGTTGCAACATCCCATCTGGGATTGTTGAAGAGTCTGGCGTCTATGGCGTCCAGTCCATGGTGTTTTCCGGCTCTGGAAAATTCGACAATGACAGCGCTGGAGTCGCCTTGGCAGATGCGGCGCTACTTCAATCGACATCCGGCAGCAACCCCAGCATCAATTTTCAGGTCATCGTCCCTGGATGGAAAACATTCACTGGGCCTTTCCTGATTGAATCTTTCAACCTTTCTGGCTCCAAAGAGGGGAACGCAGACTTTGAGGCAACATTCCGGAAGGGTGGCGCCGTGACAGTGTCGGCGTCCTGATGCACACAAACCCCGTAACCGGCGAAGTTACGTTTGAACTCGCCGGCAAGAGCTATACGCTACATGCCACGATGAAGCGCGTTGCGGAGTTGAATGCGCGGCTTGCGGTGCCCGGTCTTGAGATGGTCGCCATGATGGTCAAATGCCGTGATGCGCGGGCGATCTATTGGGGCCTTGTCTGTCTTTGCACATCGAGCAACGGCGCTGACTTCGATAACATGCTTTTGACGCCTCATATGGGTGATGCCGGGCTTGCAATATCGGCGGCGCTTGAAGCCGGGCTGCCGGAAGCGCCGAAGGATGGCGAAGTTCAAAACCCTCAAGGGACCGCGGCAATCAACTAGGCCGGATGCCGTGGTCGGAACTAAGGGGCATCGCGCTCGGTGCCCTGCAATGGTCTCCTGAAGAATTCCACAACTCGACATTCCGCGACATTCACGAGGGCTGGGAAGTTTACCGAAAGGTGAACGGCCTGACGCTCAAGTCGGAATCCGGCGGGATGACGCGCGAACGGCTTGAAGAACTAAAGAGGCAATATCCCGATGGCGGACCTGGAAAAGCTGACGGTCTTGCTGGAGGCACAGACCAAGCAGTTTGAAAACGCGATGAAGCGCGTCCAGCGCCTTACCGGCGAGACTGCGAGCAAGACAGAAAAGTCACTTTCTCGGCTGGACAAGGCGCTGGGAAGAACCAACGCGGCAGTAGCCAACTTCGCCAAAGGTTTTGCTGGGGCGTTTACTGTTGGGGCCGCCGTCCAAGGACTCGACCAACTTGTTAAAAAGTTTGCTGAAATTAAGGACAACGCCGATCGCGCGGGCGTTTCGGCGGAATTTCTGCAATCGCTGAATATTGCCGGGCTCGGCGCCGGCGCCAGCGAGATGACTGATCTCCTGCAAAAGTTTAATCTGGAGATTGGCGAAGCTGCAACGCAGGGCGGAAAGCTGGCGGAACTGCTTCAAGCAAACGGCGTCGCCATCAGAAACGCCAATGGTGAACTTCGCTCGACGCAGGAGTTGTTTTTTGAAGTTGCCAACCTGATTCATCGGGCGGGATCACTCCAAGAGGCAATGACTATTTCCAATATTGCCTTTGGCAAATCGTCAAAAGACAGCGTTGTCTTTTTGCGGCAGGGCGCTGATGAAATTCAAAGGGGGATGCAGGCGGCAAAAGATACAGGGGCGGTTTTAAGAGAGGAGATAGTCGTAGAGTTTGACAGACTTGCGGACAGCATGACTGTCGCGTTTCAAACTATCTCCGTCATTATCGCTACTGAAATAATGCCGGTAATCAGAGAAGTAAGCGCTTTCTATAGTAAGGTGGACGCGCTTGTAAAAAAGTATGGCCCGTTCTCATCCGTTGGCCCCAATATCAGCCAGTTCGATTTGATGACGACGCGCAACGACAAAAACGTCACTCAATTCGATCTGATGATGATGAACGCCAAGAGGCCGGCGGGCCAAACCACGGTCATGCCGCAGCTCGGCGGCGGCAGCGGCGGAACGACCACAAAGCAGACGACGCAAGAAATCATCGACCTTACAAATTCGTCCGCAGACTACATCGCTGTTGCACAGAAAATGTCGGAACAGGTGATGGCTGTGGAGGACGCCTTTGTCGGCTTCTTCACGTCTCTGGTTAACGGCACCAAGCCGATCGATGCACTTCGCAACTCTCTAAGCCAGTTGGGCGGCTCTCTTCTAAAGCTTGGCCTCACCAAAGGCTTTGAAATTCTTGTCGGCGCGCTCGCGGGTGGTGGCGGATTCACCAACAGCGGGCTGGGCAGCTCTATTCAAATGGGCGGTCTGTATGCAGCAGGCGGCGCCATCAAGGGCAACACAGCCAACATAGTTGGCGAGAACGGCCCTGAACTCTTTGTGCCGGGCTCTAGCGGCTATGTCGTGCCGAACAATCGGCTTGGCGGTTCAGGTGGCGGCACAACCGTCAATGTCGTCAACCAGGGGGGCATTGAATCGACGCAGCGCCGTTCAACGAGCGGCGGGCGCGAGATAATTGAGATCGTAAATCGCGTTGTCGAGGGCCGGTTCCCGGATTTGCTCAACCGCAACGCCCCGCTGATCGGCGGTCGTCCGATCGCCAAGCGGACGGTCTGATATGCCAGCTTGGCCCGGCGACCTCCCACGGCAGCCGATGGACGGCAGCTATAACTATGCGCCCGTCGATAATGTCGTCAGGACAGACAACGATGTCGGCCCGCCCATCATGAGGCGGCGCTTTACCGGCTCCACTCGGGTCGAAAGCGGAACTCTTGCGCTGAATGACGCGCAGGCCCGCTCGCTTATGGACTTCTGGGATATTGATACTGCGCAAGGCTCACTGTCATTCTCTATGCCTTCATGGCGCGATGGAGTTGTGCGGGATCACACGTTCGCGGGCGCGCCATCTATATCGCGTTCGGCTAACACCTATTTTGCCTCCATAACTCTTCGCCACGACGTTTAGCCCATGCCGCTGTCTCAAGAGCAGGTTAACGCTGCGCTGGAGCGTGAAGGCGACGACCCATGGATTGCGCTGCTCGAATTGCAGCATGACGACATGAACGGGGGCGCTTCGGTCAGGCTGGCGCGAAACCCGACAGAAGACATCGTTTCAAACGGTAACACCTATTCGAAGTCGTGGTTTGAAATAGAACTGCCGAGCGATGATGAAACCCCTTCGGTCTGCCAGATCAGCATCATGAATGTTGACGGCGAGATCGGAAGGGTTCTCGACACCTTGACCGGCGCCATTGAATGCACAGTCCGGGTCATTATCGCCAGCGACCCGGATACCTATGGCCGCGAGTTCCTGAGATTCAAACTGCGAAACGTCCAATGGGATGCGCTGGTCGCGTCCGGCGAATTAAGCCAGGCAACGATAACGAACAATAGATGGCCGAAGTATCAGGTGACGCCAAAATACTTCAAGCATCTCTTTGCCTGAGATGGGTTGATGAATATGTCGGCGTTCCGCATCTCAAGGGCGGCCTAGCCCCGCCGGCGTGGGATTGCTACGGGTGCCTTCGGTATGTGCTGGCTCTTCACGCCGCCATCCTTTTGCCCGCAGACCCGACGCTTTTGGACCGCAGTCAATGGACGAAGGTTTCGGGCGAGCCGCATGCCTTTGACTTAGCCGAGATGAGGGCGAGAACTGAGCATGTCGGGCTTTTCGTTTCGCCAACTCATATCCTGCATTGCGAGGAATCTACCGGCACGGTTTGCGTCCCTGTCTCCCGGCTCCGGTGGCCAGTGCGCGGCATATGGCGGCATGAGTCGCTAATATGAATCGGCTTGTCCCGGTTCGCGTCAATACCCGCTTCATCGGGTTTGACGGTTTGGAAGATCATAAGTTCCGAGAGGGCATGTCCCTTGAGGAAATGGCAAGGGCTGTCCCGAACTTGCCAGCCGCATTCTGGGCTGGTGATGGCGTCATTCGCATGGACGGGCAGACCATGCCCCGCGAATGGTGGGCCTATATCCGCCCCAAGGTAAGCGACGAAGGCAAACAGCTTTCGGTTATCACGTTCCATGTCAGGCCGCGCGGATCGGGCAAGACTGCCGGCATCCTAACGACGATTGCCGGTGTCGCGCTCATCGCGGCTGGTGTCTATTTTGGGCAAGGCTGGCTCATCAATCTTGGCATCGGCGTTACGCTTGCCGGTGTAGGGATGCTGCTTGCGCCGCCACCGCCGCAGCAAAAGGCGGGCCAGGAATCAAGATCAATACAGGCCGGGATTTCCGGCAACCCGCCCGCGCCATTCGAGTGGCTGACTCGTGTACTTGGGCGGATGGTCTATTCGCCGCCCTATCTGATTAGGCCGTATACGACCTATTCGCGCGGCTCGATTACAGTTGCTGGCGCTGTCGGGTTGGTCGGGCGCCATGCCGTAACCAGCGTTCGCATCAACGGCGCTCTTGCCGACTCGATGTCGAACTTGACCTATCAAACAAAGACCGGCGCGTCCGGTGATACCGCGCTCACGGTCGGCAACAAGTGGGTGTGGGAGGAATCCCCACGCATCCGGCTCTCGAACTTCGACCTCAAGACCGATTCCAGCCAGCGCGACGAGCTTTTCGACCAGACGACCCCCGCCAATTCCTATCCTCAATATCAGACCTTCCTTACACGCTCTGGCGACTATGCCGACAAAGTTGTAATTCGCTTCCTGTTCCCGCAGGGCATGTCGGCAGATACCGATACCAATGTCGCAAGCGTAATCCCCATTCGTGTCGAATTCCGCAGGCGCGGTTCGTCTACCTGGATACTTGGCCCTGAATTCCATTTCTATGATGAGAACAAGGGCAAGGCCGAGCTTCGCCAAAACCTTACCTTCCTGTGGCAGGCTGACACGACAGGGCGATTGGCCAGCGTCAACAATGACCGCATAAGCTATGTCGCTTACAGGCAAGGGTTTTCAACCGTCATTGCTGATGCTTATTTCTCGAACGGCTCTTCGCGCTATGCCTATCATGTCGGGCGCGATGGAGACGGGTTCTATGTCTACCTTGATCCAGCGACATTCCCGAAGGATCATTACGAATTCCGGGTTAAGCGCGGGCTTGCCTATCGTCACGGGCTATTTAGTTCGTCAGCTTATACTTACAACGGCTCAACGCCTGGCCTGTTCTTTGACCACTATTTCTCTTCGGGCGTCGCAAAAGTTCGCGTCGATCATGAGTTCAAGATCAGAGCTGAAGCGCATGTCGAGGCATTCCAGACTTGGCTAGATGAATATCCGCTTCAGGATGCGCTTGACGGAGGCGTGCCGCTAACCCTGATCGGCTTTGAAGGTCGCGACATGGAGATAAACTCCGTATCGGCGACCTTTGAATCACAAGTAGCTATCTGGAGCGGTGGCAACTGGAACACCGTCACAACCTCGCGCAACCCGGCTGCTCATTATCGGCATGTTTTGCTTGACGATCTCAACGCCGACCCACGCGCCGCGGAGATCGTCAACAGCGGCGTTCTGGAAGACTGGTACACCCATTGCGCGACCAACGGCTATGAGTGCAATGCGCCAGTCTCGGCTAACGAGCCTGATGTCCTGTCAATGATCGCGTCTGCCGGGTGGGCCGGCATTCGCAGCCATGAACAATGGGAAGTTATCCTTGAGCGCGATACGTCGTCCTTTAGCATTACCCAGCTTTTCACCCCGCTCAATTCATCCGGCTATGTCGCATCCAAAGCCTTTGCCGACCTACCGCACGCGCTGAATGTCGAATATGCGGACGAGGACGACGATAACAATCTCAAGACCCTGATCGTCTATGCGCCTGGTTATACGTCAGTCAATGCGACGCGGTTCGAAACCATCCGAATGGATGGCATTACGGATTCAAACAAGGTAGCCGAACGCGCTATCAATCTGCTGCGCGTCATCTATTATCGTCAGACCGAACGCAGGATCGATGTCGGGGTTGAGGCGCTGGTATCGCAGCGCGGCGATGTCGTCGGGCTCGCACATGACCTGAAAGACGAACATGTCTGGTTTGGGACGGTCAAGAGCGTCCTTACCAGCGGCTCCAATGTCACTGGCATCGTGCTGAACGGTAAGGCTCTGCTCTCACAGGCATCGCCACCATTCGGCGCGGCGCTTCGCTATATGAGCGGCCAAATCGCTCTGAAGCAGATACTTGCATCAGGTGACAGCGATACGCTTATGTTTGCTACGCCATTTGCCATCCCGGCGAATGACGTGCTGCGCAAGGGCTGCCTTGTAACTGTCGGGGTTCTGAACGAGGAAGCGCGGCGCTGCCGGGTTTCCAATATCCGCTACAAAGACGAATTCACCGCGACGATCTCGCTGGTTGACGAAGCGCCTGAGATTTACACTGGCGTCTTCTCAGCGCGCGGCGTGGCGGCTGGCGAAAGTGGCGCGAGTGGCATAGGCGGACTGACCGCAACGCTGACTGGCGTTGGCAATGCGGCCGGGCTTAGCGAAGCGCTTGCTATTGGTGACTATCTGGGCACGACTGCTGCGGTCGGCGCATCGTCCGGCATCGGCGCGGCGGCGGCGGTTGGTTCAAGCTCTGGCATATCAGCAAGTGTCGGTTCCGCCTCTGGCGTGGGCGCGGCTTCCGGGGCTGGCTATGCTGAAGGCATCGCCTCCACGGCAGGCGCCGCAAGCGGCGTCGGCAGTACTGTGGCGGTCGGAACTACAATTGACACTTGGGGTGCAGGCAGCGCAGCCGGCGTCGGGACCGCTCTCGGCATATCGCCGCAAGGCGTCCCGTCCTCCGTCTTTGTTCCCAAGACGCTGCTTACGGACACTGCAAACATCTCGGCTGGCGCGGGGAACTATAATTGGACTGGCAGGGATATTGGCACGGCCCATGCAGACCGCGTCATTATCATGGGCGTTCTGGGCGGAGACTTCGGTTCCGCCGCGCATGTGCTTACCGTAACCCCAGAAGACGGGCCGGATGCGGGGACACCGATCGTTGCCGACTTCGTTATCTCAAATGGTAGCTCGCTTGCAAACATTCTGGTCGCGAGGGTGCCCACCGGGACGACGGCAACCTTCGATATTGATGTCACGGGCGCCAGCATGCAACGGGCCATCATTGGCTATGGCGTGTTCTATCCAGCATCGGACGCCGCGGTAGACAGCGGAACGGGCGCCGGCTCGCCACTCAGCAACCTCGCAATTGAGGCAGGTGGCGTGGCCGTTGTTATTGGTCGCGTCGAAAGCGCAAGCGTGATCACGCAGACAGGGACATGGAACGGCGTCGATGCCGTGGTCGAAGTGGCTGATACGCAGGTTGAAAGTTTCAATGTCTGGTTTGGCTACGTCGATTGTACCGAAACGGATGCCACCCGTGACTTTACGCTGACGCCGACAAGCGGAACGTCTCGCTATGTCGGCGCGTCGTTTGGCCCGCCCGCCTAACCATACAATCTCGGAGCTTGAAGCATGAGTTCGGCGCTCTCTATCTGGCGCGGGGCAAACCAGACGATTGTTTGGAACTGCACCGATAGCAACGGCACCGCCTACAATCTTTCAGGGTCGGAATTCCGCCTGACCGTATCGGCCGATGGCAGCACTATTGAGAAAACCAGCGGCGACACCGGCTTCACCATTGATACCGGCGATTCAACTGTTACTTGGGAAATCAGCGTTGCCGAAAGCCGGATAATCCCGCTCGGCAGGCTCTCGACCTTTGAACTCGAATGGCGATTAAGCGGACGCCACGAAATCGTCTCTTCTGGCACGATCGAAGGCCTTGGCGGCATCAATGACGACGACTGAAATCGCCGTTGTTCTGCCGAGCGCGCCGCAAAGCATGACCATCGTGCTTTCTGGAACTTCGCCGGCTGGCGGGGATACGTCGCTGGATTTCAGCGATGCCGACAACTCTCAATACATCGCCCTCTTAGAGGACATCTGACATGGCAACGATGAATGTCAAGGACGCGGCCGGCGATACGGTTGCGATCGAGAAGCCGCTTGCGCCTGGCAGGGCTGCGGCCAGCGCGTCGCGGCCGGTTGCGCTGTCGAATGAAGACTTCGCTCTACTAGATGGTCTTGAGACGGCGATTGCCTCGACCAACACCAAGCTCGATACAGTCATCGGCCATGTCGATGGGCTAGAAACGTCATCCGGCAGCGGCAACACGCTGCTTGGCGCGGTTGACGAGACCGCGCCCGGTTCCGATACTGCAAGCGCCGGATTGAACGGCCGCCTGCAACGGATTGCGCAGCGCTTGACTTCGCTCATCGGCCTGCTGCCAACGGCGCTTGGCTCGGCCGCCGCGTCCGCATCCTTGGCAGTCACCGCATCAACCGAAGACATCGCTCGGATTGGCGCAACCGATGAAACCGCAGCGTCCAGCGACACGGCTACGTCGGGCCTGAATGGTAGGCTCCAGCGCATCGCACAGCGCATCACTTCGCTGATTGCTCTGGTGCCGGCATCGCTTGGCGCCAAGACCGCGTCGGGCTCATTCGCTGTGACCACCGCCACGGACGATGCATTGATCGCCCTTCACGGTGCAGTGACCGAAACGGCTCCAGCATCGGACACGGCATCAAGCGGTCTTAACGGGCGTCTTCAGAGAATTGCCCAGCGGCTTTCTTCACTCATCGCGCTTGTGCCGACCGCCCTAACGGGTTCCGGCAATTTCAAGACAGCCGTTTCCGAAGCCTTGCCAGCCGGGACCAACAACATTGGTGACGTTGATATCCTGACGATCGCGGCCGGCGACAACAATATCGGCAATGTCGATATCGTTACGGTTCCCGCCGACCCGTTCGGCGCAAATGCGGATGCGGCTTCGGCGACAGGTTCAATCAGCGCGAAGCTTCGCGGCATCGCGACTGCGCTTGGCGTGACCGCGCTTGACCTTGGCTCCGGCACCGGCGGCACTCGCACGCTGCGGTTCTTCCGAGACACAGCGCAATGGGTCGGCGGCTCCGGCGCCAATGGCTCTGCCGTCCAGCGCGTAACGGTCGCGACTGACGACACCCTTGTTGCCTCACTCGCCACGAAGCTCGATACGGTTGCGACAAAACTTGACGAAACCCGCGCTCGCACGGTTCAGGTTGTTCCGACCTGTGATGCGACGGCCTGCGCTCAGTATGACGTGCTGGCTGCGACTGAGGTCATCACCAATTTGGCGCCGGCCAATGATGTCCCGGCGGGGCTTCGCAAGATTGCCGTTGCCCGCCTCGACAGCGCGACGGGCGTCGATATTCGCATATGGCTGCTCAAGGCCAACTCCAGTGTCGGCAGCGAGAACGCGGCCTTCGCGCCAGCCGACGCGGACGCCGATGACCTGATCGATTATGTCGATTTCGTCGCTGCCGATTTCGTCGGCCCGACCGGCATGGTGAACTGCTTCGCCAAGAAGGACGTCGAAATCTGGTGCCAGCCTGCATCTGGCACACGCAACGTCTACTTCGCGATTCAGGTCATGGCTGCGGCCGGCATTGATCTCGGGGCCGCGACCGATCTTGTCGTGACGTTCCAGGCGATCTAAGCCATGTATCGTGGCGCAAGACGCGCGCTGTTGCGGCGTAAGTACTATTTTACACATGCCGAGGCGGCTGCTTTGGTCGCGGCCTTTACCACCGAACCGAGCGACGCCGACAAGCGTTACTACGATACCTTCATCGGCGCGCTGAAATTTGCGAACATCTATTCCAAGATCGATGCTGGATGGTGGCTTGGCGGCCCGGACGCCCAATCGTCCCGGCTCAACTTCAAGAACCCTGGCAGCCTTACGCTTGGCTTGGTCAACTCACCATCCTTCACAGCGTATCGCGGGTTCACTGGCGACGGCTCAACATCATATCTCACTACCGGATATAACCCAAGTTCTTTTGGCGGCCAGTACACGCTTAACTCAGCACATCTCGCTATCTATTCGAGAACTTCCGCCCTAGTCGCCAATGGTTGCGACATAGGCGCCCGTGTTTCGGGTTCTGATGACCAAGCGCTCGTATTCCTTCGTAGCTCTGGAGATTTGGCATCTTTCAGATTGAACCAAGACGGCGCCGGCACTGCTGTATCTAACACCGACGCCTCCGGCCTGTTTGTCGTTCGCCGTTCCGCGAGTAATGCGGAGGCGTTGTTCCGAAATGGCTCCAGCATCGGAACGGACACGACAACGACAAATGCCATCCCAAATCTGGCGTGGTTCATCGGCGCCTGTAATCAGAATGGCTCGGCTGCGTTTTTCACCAATCGCCAACTGCTCTTTGCTTGTGCTGGCGCCAGCCTGACCGACCAAAACATCACCGATCTCAACGCCGCCGTTGCGGCTTTTGCCACTTCCATCGGAGCCTGACGGTGAACATAACCACCTCGCAAATCACGACAACCTCAATTCCGGCACCTGAGACATGGTTTCAGACAACCGGGCACACAACGCCCGACGATGGCGGCCATCTTGTCTTTGTGCAGTCTGGCTTCGATCCAAACCATGCGCTAAATTTTCTATCGGCGGACGGGCGCTATTGGACCCCTGTGGCGCAGCCCATGAATATCCGCATGTTCGGCGCTCATCAAAACCGCACCAAGGCACAGAACAAGACGGCCATTCAGAATGCCATCAACTTCGGCGCGTATAAGGGCTCGAAAATCGACATCACGCGCGGCGTGTTCCAGATCGATCCTATCGACTTTGGCGTCGGGCTCTTCCTTGACGGCGACGGCAAGGGCTCCGCTCTCAAGGGGAGCTGTGTCGGCCCTCTACTCAAGCGCGTCGGCGGTGCTGCGGGGAATAACGGCCCGACCAAGTTCAGCAACTTCCAGCTCATCAACGAGCATAACGAGGGCTGCGGTCTCGACATCAACAACGGCATTCTCTTTACCGTTGAGGGCATCCTGTTCAACTGCCGAAAGAACGCCATCCGCACTGGCGCCGGTCCACTGAACGGGTCGCCTCCCGACAACGACGCCTATGTGACGACAATCCGCGAGAACATCATTCTCGGCTATGGCGGGCTGCCCGGAAGTATCGGTATCATTGCTGGCGGGCATACTCGCATAGTCAGCAATAACATAACATATTTCGATGTCGGCGCGAGACTGTTCCATATCCAGAACAAACTTGGTGACAACCGCATTGAAGTCAACCGCGTCGGCGCGCAAGTGGGTTATAATGAAGCAGGCCAAGTCTGGCCAACTCACGCAGCGATTGACGACAACTATTTCGAGGCAAATGGCGTTCACCTTCACGCGCGAACGATGTCAGGCGAAATCATCGGCAATCGCGGCCACGGCGGCAACAATGGCCCCGCCGGGCAAACCGCGATCGGCATGGACCTTGGCGAGCTTGACGGCGCAATCGTCCAGGCCAACTTCATGGGCAATGGCTATTCGGTCGCAGCAATCCGGGCATCGGGCAAGTGGAAGAACTCCGTCGTCCAGGCGAACAAGCCTCAGAACACAATTGCTACCGGCAAGCGCTGGGACATTGACGGCTTCGCTCATGAGAACTGCCAGCTTGAACCGAATGCTGCCTAGTGGAGACCGTTCTTTTGCTTCTCTCTCGACTGCTCTGGAACGGAAGGCTTGATCTCATCGTTACGAGCGCCGACCTGCATTACCCCTAGCAGGAAGAACAGAGATAATGCCCCGGCGATATAGCCGACTGCGAACGCCATCCAAGACCAGAACATGGGTGGAATCCTAGCCGATCACGCTAGGGAAGGGAATCCCTAAAATACGGGCTAACTGAGATCGAATTTTCCTGGGGATTTCCAGTTGATAGTCGTCAATTGGCGGGTTGGTAAGCTAAAATCATGAAAGCTGTCGAGAGAGTCCCATCTCAAGCCCAACTCTGCTGCTCGCTTCTTTGGGTCATACCAAGTGCCATTCGGTAGCCGGACCTGCGTTCCCTCGCTAAATCCGTGAATGTCCGAAATGAAGACCGTTGAGCCGTTTCTGTAGAAAACCACTTCTGGCGAGGAAGTCCGGTGCGCGACATGCCATTCCGGTTCTTGCTTTCTCGGCAGGGCCGCCACTGCAATCGCCGCTGCGCTGGCACCAAGTAGAAATTCTCTGCGTTTCATGAACTGGCTCCTGAAAGCCCGAAACATACCAGAGTCCAAAGCGTTTTAAAAGAGCGGCCCCCGACGAAGCTCGCGACTGCGCCGGGAGCCTGACGATCACGAAGCCAGTGGAGGCCCCATGACCGCTGAGACCAAGCCTAAGCCCGGACGCCTGACCGACAACGAAATCCACGAACGGCTAGCTCGCATTGAAGAGCGGGAGATCAATCGCGATCAAAAGATCGATTCCATGTCGGCCAAGATCGACGTGATGTTCGAGGCTTTTACGGGTGCGAAGTGGGTCAAGACCATCGTCGCCGCTTTCTTCCTGATAGCGGGGTTCTTCATCGGCGTTTACCGCGATGCGCTGGGGGTTTTCAAATGAAAACCATTGGCATTCTCACCGCGCTTGCAATCATCCTCTTACTTGTTGTGGCTTATTTCAACGCGACCCTGCCAGCAGCAGCGCATAGTTGGTATGAGCCGGCCTGTTGCTCCGACCGCGATTGCGAGCCCATCTCTTTCGACTCTGTGACGGAATCCGCAGACGGCTGGACCGTCCACTATCAGTCCAAGCAGGGCTTCCCCGTCATGGCCTTCACCCCCCGCGGGAAAGAGCGTCATTCGCAAGACGGGCGCTTTCATGGCTGCGCTACCTCAACGCGGTTCCTGTGCCTGTACGTGCCGAGCGTGTCATGAGGCAGATCATCCTCGCGGCCCTCTTCCTCACCCTCGCGCCAGTCCTCGCCAATCTAGCCCATGCACAAACGGCGCAATGCGCCCCGCTGGAAATGATGCTTGCCAAGCTCAACATCCAGTTCGGGGAGCGCCCGCTGATCGTCGGCGCTACGCCCTCGGGCGGCAAGTTCATGCTCTTGACGAATCCTGATACCGGGACATGGACGGTCTTAGCCATTCAGGCGCCTGCCACGGCCTGCGTCGGCATGAGCGGCGATGGTTTGGTTACGGCCAAGCCGTCAAAGCCGGGAGCGCCGACATGAGGGCTAGCGTTCTTGCCCGCGCTCGCAATGGCGGGCTCATGCACACGGACGGCGGCTTGTCCGAAGAAAGGAAGAATCAATGGCTTACGGCTCGCATATCCCGCTCCGATGTCAAACTCATGCGGGAAATGTACGAGGCCGGCTGGAACATCAATCGGCTTAGCAAGGTGTTCGGCCTGAGCTGGCAAGGCGCCCGCGATATTGTTTTGGGGCGGAAGTATCTTGCCCATAAGCCCCGCCCTCAAGGTGGTTCGGAGAGGCTAGCCCATGGCTAAGAAGCCCAAGCGCTACCGCAGCGCCATAACAGGTGGCTTCCTTTTCGCAAATGTGAGCAAGGCTCTTGTTTCCCCTGTATTTGAACGGGGGAAATGTGCTAATATTTAGCGGTCTGACGGGTGCTTCCAACACGCCGCCAGACCTAACCAGTCAACCTTCTTCGGAGGCCAACATGGCTGAACTGACACAAGCGCGTTTGCGCGAACTTCTCAACTACAATCCTGAAACGGGCGTTTTCACGTGGCGGCTTAAGCCCTGTGACAGAATTGCTGCCGGGATGGTCGCGGGCGGTGAAGGCGGGCGTGGCTACTCCCAGATTTGTATCGGCAGAACTCGGTATCAGTCGCATCGACTTGCTTGGTTTTATGTTTATGGTGAATGGCCAATCCATCAGATCGATCATATCAATCTAGACCGCGCGGATAACCGTATCGCGAATTTGCGGGAAGCGACTCCATCGCAAAATGGGAGCAACCGCAAGAGCTCCCCAAAGACATCTAATCCGCTTAAAGGAGCCAATTGGGACAAGCGGAAGAAAAACTGGGTTGCCCGAATATGTATTGACCGGCGCGTCATATGCCTTGGTAGGTTTAAAACCGCAGAACAGGCGCATGACGCTTATATGCAAGCTGCCCGCAAATTATTCGGAGAGTTTGCACGAGCCGATTAAGAGTACGCGGCGAAGCATCCGAAAACAACGGTGGCGGAAAGACGCTGAGGCGTACCCGACGCCTACACTCCGAAGAGTAACCAGCTTGGCTGGCGTGCATCCCCGAAAGGGATGCCTTCGGCGCCGGGTAGTTATAACGCCTAAGCGTGCTGACGAGTCCGGGCATATCACGTCACTCAAAGCCTTGCGGCTAACCAGTGCGCCGGTCGCAGTGGCGCTCCCGGTGTCCCCATTTCGACGCATCCACTAGCGCCGCTCGTCAGCCCACTGACTCTATCAAATCACACAGGACATAGCAATATGGCAGACCCTAAATGGTTGACTATTGGCCGTGGCGAAATCGGCGTGACCGAAGCCTCAGGCAAGGCGTCGAATGATCGCATCCTTGAGTATTTCGAGGCCGCGGGCTCGGACGTAAAAGACGACGCCGTGGCGTGGTGTTCAGCCTACGCATGCTGGGTCATGGAACAGGCCGGCTATCCCTCAACCAACAACCTCGCAGCCCGCTCCTGGCTCAAATACGGCAAGCCCACGACGCCCAAGCCGGGGGCCATCCTTGTCTTCACGCGGGGCTCGGCATGGCAGGGCCACGTCGGCTTCTATGTAGGCGAGACGGCGACCCATTATCGCGTCTTGGGCGGCAATCAGGGCAACAAGGTCTCGATTGTCACCATGGCGAAGGCCAAGCTCATCTCTGCCCGCTGGCCCAGCACCGTGCGCAATTCCAATACCATGGCTGCAGGCATGGTCGGGACGGGCGGAACCGCCTTGGGCTTCATCGGGGATATGGCGCAAGAGGCGCTGCCGTTGGCTCAAGAGGCCAGCGACTGGATTGACGTTGCCAAGTATGCCTGCTTCGGGCTCGGCATTGTGATGTTCATCGTCATCATGTGGCGTCGGTATCAGAAGATGAAGGCGCCGGAATGATCGGTCTCGTTGCCCGCCTCTTCGGGATTTCCACACTCCTAAGCACGGTTCTTGTTTGGGGCGTCATAGCTGCCGCCGCATGGGGCTTCTGGACCTATCAAAAGCATAGCTGGATTGCCGAAGGCCGTGCCCAAGAGCGCGCTGTCTGGGAACTTGCCGTCCAGAAGGAAGAGGACCGCCGCCGGCAGGAGCAGGACGAACTCATCCGCAAATATGAAACCGAACTTGCCAAACTCAGAGATCAAGAGGAAAAGCTGAATGAAGAGCTTATCGCGCTGGCTGTGGAAGCTGCGAATGATCCCGCTGCCAATAGCTGCGGCCTTAGCCCTGACAGCGTGCGCCGGATATTCGGGTCGGACTAGCCCGGAGCCCTTGAAACTGGTCCCGGCGCCTGCCGAATTGAGGGCAGACTGCAAAGGGCCTGTTCCCAAGCCAAAAATGGCCGCTGGAGCGTCTATGCCGCAGAAGACTGTCGAAACCCTCTGGAGACAGGACAGGGCCTCTCTGCGCGTCTGTGGGGCTCGGCACAAGACTGCCATTGGCTATTACACTGAGCGCGATCGGCGCATCGGCGGAAACAAGTAGTTATCCCGCGCTCTATCGCGGCCCCCGTGGGTTCAGGTCTGATTGATCCAGACCCAACTTCGCAAGGTTCATCTTGGCTTCAAGCGCAAGATCAATAGCGCGGTTGAGCGCCGCAGCTGGCGTCGTGGGGTGCAACAGGTCGCCGTCTATGCCCGCATCGAAGATACGATTGTGGAGCAGGTGGACATCCGCGCCCATTGAGTCCGGGCCAATTGTCGCGTCCGCCGATACGTGGCAATTGCCGACTCGCCACCACCATCCGGGAAGTTCACGCTGCAATCTAGCGATTGCTACAGCGAGGCCGTCTGTCTCGTTTTGCTGCCAATTGCTCATCCCCAAACCCTACTCCATTTCTCCGAAAAACACCAATAGATACTAGCCTTTCCCACGCTATTGAAGTATCATTCCTTCCGCTGCGTGGAAGCGAGAGCGGCGCGGTCGAGGACAAAAGGCAACATTGCGTTGAAGATGTTTTCTGCCAAGTCGCAATAATCGCCCTGATGAGCATTGTAGTGTCCGCCGACTTTCCACGCGGGATAGCCTTCGATCTTTCCGGGATAGAGCCCTTCCCATGCCATACGGAGGGTATGCGCCAGAACTTTCGCGCCTGCGACGCGCGCTTCCTCGCTCACCTCCCCTACAGCGGGGGTGGCGACGATATGGAAGCCAGATCGGGCAAGCGCGGCGATAGCGTTGTCTGCCCCTCGCTCCGAGCCTACATTGGCGGCCCGCGTCCATGCGATGGCGTCCGCGATAATTCTCCGTGCATCGGTCATTGTGCGGCGTCCCACATACAGCGCCAGATGCGTTTATCGTCCGTCAAACTTGGAAGCACCTGCGGGCTTAGCATCGCCTCTGTCGGCTCTCGCGCTATGATCTTGAAGCCCTTGGCGCGAAGGGCGGCGATGATAGCGGGAGCCAACATCGTTGTATCTTCGCCGTCGCATTTAACGATTTCGGCGTCGATAATCTCCCGCGCGCTCTTTGCTGTGTCGGTCATGGCCTATTCCTCGCTCAATTCAGATTGCTCAGTAGCCCATTCTAAAAGGTGATCGCCGCACAATGCCTCGCCATCGTCATTGAAGCCGACAGCCGCTTCTTTGCAACCCCTGGCCTCGCAAACCTGAGTGCAGCTCCCCTCGCAAACCGGACACGTTCCTGTCACCCAAACGTCAGGATCATTTCCGCCGTATCGGGAGCCGTATAGTTTGCCTTCGCCACCGCAACGCGAGCAAGGTAATGTCATGGCCTATTCCTTCTGTGTGGCTGCGAGGAGGGCGAAAGCAGTTCCGCCGCAATGACGGCAGATTGTCAGGTCGGCATTATAGGGATGAGGTATGAAAGCGTGTTCTCCGCTCTCGTAACAAGGCGTGTTCCATCGCTTGACCGATTCCGCGAACTCAGCATCCATCATCCAACTCCCGATCCACCCCTTGTCCTTCTTTCAGCCGCGATGAAAGCGTGGGGGCGTCAGTCATGAGGAAGCCTCTTCCTTTGCAATGCGCGCTCTGATCTCCTCCATCCGCGCCGTGTCTTGGGTGGTCTCGCCAAACAATTTGCAGTCTCCTTCCAAGACCGATAGCCAACATCGCAGATCGGAGACCTCGTAACGCTCAAGCGGTCCCGGTTGTCTAAGCAACGTCATCAAGCGGCTCATTCCTTCATCTCCATTTGCTCGTGGGGGTGTCAGTCATGGAATCCTCCAATGCGTCGGGGCGTAATAGACGTACATTTCTGTGCCGCCGCTTCCGATGAACCATAGCCGCCCGCGCCGTTTCATCATCTGGACGTTCCGCGCGCCGTCTTGATCATGGATCTTGGTTTCGACCAAAACGCCCTCTGGCGCTGTCGAAATGTCGTACCAGCCATTTTTGCTCATGGCCTATCGTCCTCTCGCTGTGTGGGGGTGGGGGAGGCCGCAATCGCGAGATCGGCCAGCCGGCGGTATTCGTCTCGAATGGGCTCGGATGTCGCTTCCCAATACGGGCACGGCATTAAGCGGCGGCGCTTGTCCGTGATGACGCCGTGATATATCGCCCTCGCGACCGCTTCCCGCGTACTCATGACGTTTCCTGGATGGACAATGTCAGGCAACAAGCCGCTTGCTGCTTGGCAATTCTGAATGCTCGGGCTCGTTGCTTTCGCCCAGTTGTCCCATCCCGCCACTGGATATTCCCAAACATGAAATGGAACCATTCCAGCGGGAGGAGATCGCCCTTAATTTTGTTGCAAATCATGCAGGCAAAAACGATCTTGCTGTAAAGATGGTTGGGGGCCAACCAAGCCTTGCTCTCAGGCCATACATGATCCCTCGTGCGGGTATTTGGAAAACCCTTCTTCCTCGTCAACGGCCCCTGACACCAAAAGCAAACCTTGCCATTCGCCCCCGGCCAATAATGACGGCTCCAGTCAGCCATCCTCCCGCTCATTGCCTCTGCTCCTGGAGGGAGGAGGGGGAGGGCTTGAAGCTGATCGCGACGACCCAGGGGTTGTCGAGCCATGCTGTTTTGCCGTTGATGTCGCTCCAAAGACCACGGAACGCGCTGGCGTAGGGTCGCTCGGGCCAATGCGGCAGGATCGGCTTCGCTACGCCTTCCGCCTTGGCGTCTTCCTCGCTGATGTCCTGGAGCCGTTCGACCTTTACGGCGGTCACCTCAAGCGTGATCCGGGAGGCCCAGCGGGGCATGTGGATCGAAGGCTTGGGCTTCGTCCAGTCGCCGTTCTCCGGGTTGCCGTCCGCCCAATACCAGGGCGGCAGGGTGCCATCCTTGTCGATGTCGAGACGGTCATAGGAAAACGCCTCCCGCACCCACAGCCGATCGCCAACCTCGTAGCCCAGCCCCTTTTGTTCGGGAAACCGCTTCACGATGGCTTCCTTGCCATCAAACAATGACTGCGGCTTGACGACCCGCCGCGTCTGCGTCTTCCGACCTTCAAGGATCGCCCGGACCATTGGCCCGCTAAACAAAATTGGAATTTCCCGCCCACTCATGCGCGCACCTGAAGCTGTGGGAGGCGCTGTCCAAACGATAGCGGAATCCGGCCTTTTTCAGCGGGTGCTAGCCAAATAGATTCGCCGGTTTTATTGTGTTTCTGAGCGCTGTCGCCTAACCTACCGTTAGACGATTCCCCACCAAATGCCCTGTAAACCAGGGGGGTGCTATCCAAATCCGGAAATATGCTATCCAAATTCACGCTCCTTCTACCTTTCGGATGGCCTCGCGCGCAAGCCTCAATTGGTCGGCTTCTTTGCTGTAATGCGCCACCATGGCAAGGCTTTGGCCCGTTACCGCCGCGATCTGCTTTTCGGTGCAGCCGGCCTCTGCCAGCTTCACGGTTGCCGACTTGCGCAGGCCGTGGAAAACAAAGCCTTCCCGCCTTATCCGGCCCGCCGGTTCCTTCGTCATTTCCCGACCCCACATGGCATGGAACTGATCAACCGTGAATTGCGAGCCGTCCACCCTCGAAACCAGGTAGAGCGCCCCGCGCGTCCGGCATTCCTCAATGACCGGCAGAAGCTCCCGGTGAAGCGGAATCCGCATGGGCTTGCTGGTCTTGGCCTGCCTGACGGTAACGATCCCGTCCTTGATCTGGCCCATGTGCATTTCCAGCACGTCGCCAAGGCGCTGCCCGGTATAGAGGGCCAATGCGCAGGCTATCCGAAGTTCCGCCCGCATGTGGCCGGAAGCCTCCCAAGCCCATGTCGGCCACGGGCGATGTTCCCCGATCTTCAGCTTGTCGATTCCGTTAGCCGGATTATCCGACGCAAAGCCCCGCTGGCGTCCCCATTTGTACAGCGCCGCAATGGCGCGGATCATGGCGTTGGCCTTGGCCGGGGTGGCGCCTAGCCCGTCGCGGATCGCAGCAATGTGAGCGGGTCCGATGTCGGACGGCTCAAAGTGGCCGATGTCCTTTTTCAGCGTCCCCATGTATCGGTCGTATTCCCGGCGCGTGGAG